TTGTTTAACAAGGCCACAGTCGTACCGGATAAAACTAAGTACAACAGGAAGAAAGATAAGAAAGTTTCTGACGCTGATATAGACTAATAAAGGAGGAACCATATGCGTAAGTTATGGATAACATTACCGATATTATTTTTTGGTTATGTAGGAGAAGTTAAGGCTAGTAGTGATGTACATTGTTTAGCAGAAAACATTTATCATGAAGCCAGAGGTGAATCAACGGCAGGTAAAATGGCAGTTGCACTTGTTACACTTAACAGAGTAGAGGATAAAAGATTTCCTAATACTGTTTGTGGTGTTGTAAAACAAACGAAATATTATCCTAGTGGAAGGATAGATTTACATTCATGTCAGTTCAGTTGGTATTGTGATGGGAAACCTGATATACCTACTGAGGATTGTTGGAAAGATATATTAGTGTTAGCAGCAATACTATATGGTTGGAAAACAAAAGAGGATATAACTAATGGTGCCTTATGGTATCACAGTAAAAAGGTATATCCTAATTGGGCACCAACATACATGAAGACAGTAAGTATAGACAACCATATCTTCTATAAACCTATTGACTAGAGGTTATAACTCATATACAATTACTATATGCTAACAGATATGCCAAATATATTAGTAACAGGCGGATGTGGTTTCATCGGTTCACACCTTGTTGAAAAATTACTTGATCAAGGGTTTTTTGTAACCGTTGTAGATGATAATAGATCAGGACATCACTATATTGAACATGAAAACGTTGAATATCATAAATGTGATGTAATGCACTTTAATCCACATCATGCATCTATAGAACCACCGTCTGCTATATTTCATTTGGCAAATAGTCCTAGGATACGAAGAGCTTTAGAATATCCTACAGAAACTATTACAAACAACATTGCTACAACCTGTGCAGTTGCAGATTGGGCTAGAGTATTTAATTGTAAGTTATTTTTTGCTACAAGTTCTAGCACACAATATATAGAGTCACAGGAAAATCCTTATACATTTAGCAAAGTATGTTGTGAATCTGTTTTACAGTTATATAGAAAACTATATTCATTAGATTATGTTCTAATGTATTTTTACAATGTATATGGTCCTAGAGAGGCTGACTATGGTGAATACAGCACAGTCGTTAGGAAATTTAAAATGGATTACTTACAAGGTAAACCATTAACAATATATGGTAAGGGAGATAAGGAAAGAGACTTCACCCATGTTGATGATGTCATACAAGGACTTCTACAACTGATAGTCGACCCTGGTCTTCCTTCCGTAGCACATTTTGGAAAAGGAGAACCTAAAACAATATCATCTATTGCTAATGCTTTTGGGTCTCCTGTTGTTCATACATTTGATCGTAAGGGAGAAGCACAACGCACCTGTTGCGAGACTCCTTATATAACGTGCCCAAATGATGTTCACAAATATATTAAACAATGGGTGCAGGAGAACAAGAATGATGCCGAGAGTGGTAGTAGACAACACAATAGAGATGACTGAAGAAAAAGTATCTGATGTATTTCTAGTTACAAAGGAGTTTCATACTTCTACAGAGTTTTCACAGTTTATTGAAAAATCTGCCTTTAATGCACAGACACCATGTATGGATATGGTAGTTGACTATTGTATTAAAAAGGAAATAGAAATAGAATCTATTAGTAAATTTTTAACAGCAAATCTAAAAGCAAAAATAAAAGAAGAGGCATTAGATATGAATCTTCTAAAGGAAAAAAGGAAAACTGAGAAACTTTTATAATGGACAAAGAACAATGGGACAAGTATTTAGAATGGTCCTATAAGGAGTTCTTTTCTGGCATTCCTGTAGGCAGTAATGTTATAGAAATAGGACCTGGTTATGGATTTCATAGTGAACTAATACAAAGACAAAAACCTAAATATCATAGAGTCATCGAACCTGGTGTATATGAAATAGAAAGATTAAAAGATATAGGTTGTGATGTAATAACCAAACACTATCAAGATTTTTATTCAGAAAGAAGACCAGCAGATGTTGTAGTATGTTGTGGAGTATTGTATCATATACTTACACCTTTAGATTTGATAGAAAAGATTACTAATTTAAGCAGACCAGATAGAATTATTATATCTAATATAGATGTAAATGATGATGGTATGGCAAAATACACTTATGAACATGATGTATTAGGTAGACCAGATAGAATGTTATATGAAAAACCTATAAAGTATTGGCAAAAACTAAAGTCAGGAACATTGTCTAATATTATGAAAAGTCAAGGTTACAATATTACAAAACAAAAAACTACAAAAGATATCTGGGACAAATATGTATATTATTGGCAAGAGTATGAGCGCACTTGAAGCATATAAAATTTACTTATCTATAAAGTTGCATTTTCAAAGAGCAACATATGATATTACAAAACATGGCATGAGAGCAAACATGCCTAGAGAAAAGTTTGAAGCCAAAACAAACATGAAATTAATATTTGGCAAACTTGCAAGGAAGTATAAGAAACAAGAACTAATTAATATAATTGTATTTAACTTTGCTACAGGAGATAAATTTGGAGGCTTTCCATATGATGCTGAGGCAATAGAAGTTTACAAACAAACAAAAGCAAGAAGAGAAAGATTAAGTTACAACTTTGAACAAGATTTATTAGCCATTCAAACTAGAATGGAAAAGGACAATATATTGGATGCTACACAAGGAGATCATCCTCTTATATTAAAGATGTTACTAGGTAAACAAGTAACTCTTGAAACAGTCGTTATTTTGAATAGACTACTGAACTTTATTGATGATTATAGTGATGATATGATATTAGGCGACACATGTTTATTGGTATCTAAGTATTCTCCATTTGTAAAAAAGGATACCAAATCTCTGACAGTTAAACATGAAAGTCTTATAAATATAATTGCTAGACAGAGGGTTCTGTCTAATACAAATAATATAACGTAATACAACGCAATACAAGGAGAAATATATGTCGTTTAATACACTTTCAGACCTCAGAAAACAAAGAGGCAATTTCGACAACTTAATGAAGGAAGTCGAAAAAATCTCAAACCCTAAATCTAACTTTCAGAAAGATGAAAGGGAATGGAAACCCACAGTAGACAAAGCAGGAAACGGTTATGCCGTTATCAGGTTTTTGCCTGCACCACAAGGCGAGGATATGCCATGGGTTAGAATTTTCAATCATGGTTTTCAAGGACCTGGTGGAAAATGGTATATCGAAAACTCTCTTACAACACTAAACAAACAAGATCCTGTTTCAGAATTAAACTCTGAACTATGGAATTCTGGTGTTGAAGCTAACAAAGAAATAGCGAGAAAACAAAAGAGACGCTTAAATTATTATGCTAACATCTTAGTCGTTGAAGACTCTGCTAATCCAGACGCAGTAGGTCAAGTTTACCTATACAAGTTTGGTAAAAAGATCTTTGATAAGATTAAAGATGTTATGCAACCACAATTTGAAGATGAGACTCCAGTAAATCCTTTTGATTTCTGGGAAGGTGCTAACTTCAAACTAAAAATCAGACAGGTAGAAGGCTTTAGAAACTATGATAAAAGTGAATTTGATGCCGTTACTGCTATATCTGATGATGATGCGAAGATAGAAACTATATGGAACCAACAACATTCTCTACAAGAGAAAGTTGGCGAAGGAGAATTCAAGTCCTATGAGGAGTTGAAAGCTAAGTTAGATATGGTTTTATCTGGTGGTGCTAAAGTAGCAACAGCAGAACAAATCTCGCAGACAACTGGTGATGCTGAAGACGATCAGTTTATGGAAAAGGTGAAATCCGTCCAGGCATCAAATAGCACGAGTATAGATGATGATTCTTCTGAAGACGATACATTATCATATTTTAAATCTCTTGCTGACGAATAAAACGGTATAGACGTTTTTAGGAACCGGCTTAGGCCGGTTTCTTTTTGGCATAAATACGATTACTATGAAAAAAGATTTATTTGGCATACCTATTGAACACATGACAGAAGACCCTCTGCCATTAGAACTTAGAAACAGACTTCGTGACTCTATCATAGACATATACAATAGTCGAGAATGGTGGTTAGAAAAAGAACCTGAAAGAGCTAAGTGGTGGAGACAGTTAAGTTACTTTAATGAAAAAGGAGAACATACTTCTGAGATAGGTAAAGATTCAATGGAAGGTGTAGATGGTTGGGACGAAATGAAAGCCATTATTACACCACATGCCATTAAATATTTTGAATCCATAACACACTATCCTTATATAGATTTACTAAAAGAACATTGGCACATATATGGTTGGTGGATGGTATGTGATGAGAAACAACATTTAAAATATCATCATCACGCGCAACATTGTGTAATAGGTAATTACTATGTTCAAAAAGAACCTGAACATGCGCCTATGAAGCTAAAATCACCCTTAGATAGTTTAATTATATCTGCTACACCAGGAGTTTCTAAAATAAAATCTGAGGTAGTATTAGATGGGAAAACAGGAGATTGTATATTTTGGCCTGGCTGGGTAGAGCATGAAGTTCCAGGAACAGACACACTAATATATAGAGAGGGAGAGGCACAAGGCGGTTATATACACAATCCAAATAATAAATATGAGAAGTTAAGAGTTACGATTGTTTTATGTTTCGTAGACCCTTCATTACAATTTGGTTATAAACTAACAGGCAAAGGACAAAACTTAAAAGAAGTAAAACAAGAAAGAAATGTTTAATTTATCTTACACTACAAAGGTTGCTATAAAGATAGCTATATTATATGCAGTAGCATTAATCTGTGTGCCTTTGTGGTTTATATACACAGAGCCTACAATAGGAGAAGCAGTATTTTGGTTTGTATTAGCTGCTTTTGTTTCTAGAATAGCAAACGTAGGTTATCACCGTTGGCTCACACATCATCAATTTGAACCTAGTTGGTTTGGTAAAAAACTAATGTTATGGTTTATGGTAATGACAGCAGAGGCACCACCAGGGCATTATGTTGTATCACACTTACAACATCACGCTAATACAGACAAAGAAGGAGACCCTCATGGTCCTAAACAAATAGGATTTTGGAGATTGTTCTGGGGTAGATATGATGAAGTAAAACCTAGAGTAGGTTTCCTAAGACATTATTCACAACAAAAAGACGCACAATTTGTTACAAAACATTATTGGGGATTATATCTTGCTAATTGGATAGTGTTTGCTCTTATAAGCAAATGGCTTGTCGTATGGTTAGCATTTATGTTCTCGTGGAGTTGGATATGGTTCCTAGTTATCAATTGGGGAGGACATGGTGGTAAAAAAGGAGAACCTACAAACTTAGGTTGGCTATCAAATATTTTTATGGGAGGAGAGGATTACCATAAAAACCATCACGAAAAACCAGGACAATTAGTATATGGGAAGTGGGACACAACAGGAAAATTCATTGTGCCATTCCTATTAAAATGAAAAAATATAAAAAGATATCCTCACAACTAGCATACAATCCTACAGAAGAAATATTAACAGGGGAAGATCCTAGTCCTACCTTTTGTGCATATCCTTGGCATCACAGTTATCAAGGTTGTAGGTATGAAAGAAAATTGTGTTGTATATCTGAAGACGCTCCATTAGATACAAAACTAACAACCAAAAAATGGTGGAACGGAGAGTATATGAAAACTGTCCGTAGGAAAATGTTAAAAGGAAAGGAAGTAGCTGAATGTCATAAT